ATCTTTACTTCTTTCAAGTTAGTTTTACGGATATCATTGTATGCCTTAGCTACAGTAGTTCCTTTATTGCCATCAACTTTTAAGGTTATCTTATTGTTGTGTACAAAATCGTATATATCAAAATTCTTTGCCATTCTTATATTATTTCAGTTATTATTTCTCTCATTAAGTCTTGTGCTTTACAGTAATCACCGCAAATATCAGTTCCGATTTGTTGTAAACCTCTATTAACCGATTCGTTTACAGGTACCATAAATGCACCTTGTGTAGATGGATTACTTACAAAATCCCAGCCAATTAATTCAAAATCTTCCTGTACTTCTACTTTGTTTCCAGACATTGGTCTTGTAGAACCCATACCTCTTGATGAAATACCTAATAGGATACCAGCTTTTAATAATTCTTTTAAGATGTTACCAGACGGAGTAGAAAGGACTTCAACAGTTCCACATAAATCATCACCGTCCCAATGAATCTCTCTAATATTGTGAGAAACATTCTTTAAGTTAATTACAGTAGAATCCGGATGGTCTAATTCACCCAATGCTCTACGCTCTTTAATGAATACCTCATACTTCTTAGCTTCTCTCATTAAGATTTCTTTCGGATAAATTCTTCCGTTTTGATTTTCAGCACCAGCTCTTTGTAGAATACCTTTAACAATGGTTCTTCCACCTTCATCTTCTTGTACCTTTCCCTCAAATAATTTTGTTTCTATTAAAAGATTCTTCATTCTTATTTTAATTCTTAGTTTTTAAGTAAATCATTTATTACTTTATCGTATAATCTCATACTATTTGTATTACCCGCGCCATCAAATCTTTTTTCTTTTTGTAAATATGAAACAACTTTATTTTTTAAAAGTTTTTCAACATCATTATTTTGAATCATTTTTTTGATAGCTGCTTTAAAATCATCTATTTCAGGAAATTCATTACCATCAGCATCTCTTGCTTCGGTTACTGATTCCATTTTACTTCTAATCTTATTAGCAATAGTACCTAATTGAGATTTATCAACACCTAAACTATCAACTACCTGTGCAACTAATTGTAATTTTTGTACATTGTTTAATTTAGCATCTTTAATTTTATCAATTGCCTGTGCTAATTTCATTTTAACAGCAGATGGTATAGTAGCTTTTGGTAATTCAGTAGATATAGATTCTACTTTGTATTCCTCTCCATCAACTTCAAACTCATCATCACCTTCTTGCTTTGCTTTAGAAACAGCTGCTCCAAAAGCATTACCTTCATTCTTTTCACCCTTACCATTCCAAGCAGAATCAATTTTGTTAAAGAAAGCTTTCTTTTCTTCATCTGACATTGCATTTATATCTTTACCTGCTTTATCTAAAGCTTTTTGAAAGAATGCCTGATATTCGTTTTCTTCTACCAATACTTCTTTAACTAATTCTTTTAGTCTTGATTTTGTAATTGATGTGTTCATATTATAGTGTTCTAATTTTTTCTGAAAGATTCATTAACCTTTCTTTTATCTTATGTAAACTTTTGTGTGTTCTTTTATAGTAATCATCTCTTTTAACTCCATTCTCATTCTTTATCTTAGAATACCAGTTAACAAATTTTTCTACCTCACCTAATTGTTGTTTGATACTTGTCATACCTCTACTCATTTTAGCTTTAGGGGATGCATCTCCGTTTTTAATTTCTAACCAACGATTTTCATTTAAACTAGCTTCCTCATCATCTTTTGCTAATATCATACCACTTTTATCTGCAATTTCACCAGAATCACTACAATCAGTTGCAGTTGGTTTCATTGTTAATGGTTTTTTAGAGTTAGCAGGAACATCGTTTTTCAACCAATCCTTTGCTTCTTCTAAATCATCAACAACCTCACCACCAGTTACATTAGCTAATCTTTTATTTTTCTTTGCAGTTTGACCTGGCTTTGAAAATGCATTAGGAGTATCATATCCAGCAACTGCAGCAGTTCCAGTCATTTCCTCCAATTCCTTTTCGTCTTGGATTTCTTTAACTATACCTCTGATTATTTCTTTTAGTCTATTTGACATTTATCTTTGATTTTAATTCTTTGATTAACTCATAAGAAAGCATGATAGATGAAACGTTATTATCAGATACAGTTTTACCAATTTTCATTTTTTCTAAAACAGAAATAGTTTCTGACAATTTAATTGTAGTTACTTTATCTGATATTTTAGATTTAATTGTTTTTAATTCTTTCACAATTTGTGGAAGTTCTACTGCTAAGTAATCTTTAAATTTAGATGTATTAGACATGTTATTGATATATTCTTTTAACAAGCCCTTTTGCTTTTCATCTAAATTTGTATATTTTTTATTGAAAGTTTCAACAAGAATCTTATAGGTTAGTAATCGTAGGTCTTTATCTTGTTTTTTGTAGGTTTCTATTAGTTTTGTACTATCAGAAGTAGGTTCAACTTTGTTTGAAGTTGGTCTTGAGATAATATTCTCAATTAATGTAATTTTAGAATTAAATACATCTTTAATATCGTAGTTTTCAGATTTTTTAGATTCAAACACTTTATATATTGATGCTAGTACTTTATAATTAGTTATAGGAGATGTTAAAAATTGCTCTAATTCAAATTTTGAATTAATTTCTTTAATAAGATTGTATTTTTCTTTAGATAGCTTTACAACATTTAATTTAGAATGAGCCTGTGATACAGTCTCAACGAACATTTCAGCTTTTGCTTCTGAATTGTATTTTTCTTTTAATAGTAAATCATAAAGACGTAATTCTTTATTTAATTCAGTACCTGCGGCAAAGAATTCCTTTACTATATGTTTTGCGTTCTCAGTCTTATCTCCATTAAGAACTTCCAATGTTATTTGTCTTACTAATAATTCAAATAACACTCCAGTGTTCTTAACTTTGGAATGTTTTATTTTTTTCATTTAATTACCCTATAATTTAACCTATGTACATAAACTAACACATATAAATATAAACTTTTTAATGTTTATTAAAATTTACTGTCATCTAACAGATTATTTTCATCTAAAAGGTCAGTTTTTTCAGTTTTTTCACTTAAAATCTTCTTTTTTGCCGAAATTCCGTTTATATATTCTTGTGCTATTTTCTTATTTGATTCATTTGTACGAGTTTCTCTCTTTCTCTCTTTCTCATTTTCTTTGTTTCCCAATGGGTCTCTACCTAATGGATGTTTATCTTTACCATATGTATTTCCCTCTCTTGGTCTACCACCTTTATTATCAACAATCTCCTGCTTCATTTTTTCAATCTCCTCCTCTACATTTTGTTGTTGAGGTGGATTTGCTGGGTCTTGTCCTTGCTGTTCAATTGAATTATAACGGAATCTATCTTTAAGGTCTAATACCATTTTAGCTCTTTCGGTATCCATCTCATCTTCACTTATACCAAATATATTATGATAAACCCAATCGGTAGATAACATGTTTAATGCTTTCATATCACTTGCCAATCTAACTTTTTCACTCCATAAGTTTACTTTTTCTTGCTCATATATTGTAGAAGCGTTTGTTAAAGTAAGTTGGAAGTTTGTCATTTCCGAATCATCTATACCTTGTCCAGCTAAGTGTACAATTGCAATCTTATATAATTCACTAACAATTGTTCTTTGAATTCTTTCAATAGTTCTAGCAAAACGAACATCTTGTGCTGCTAAAGTTGCTTTACCATTTACATCTTCTTCATATCCTAAAAATGCTTTAGGTATTTTAAGTGCTGCAAATAATTTAGCTTTTAAGTAATCAATATCCTCTATTGCCGTATATTCCAATCCAGACAAGTTGTCAATTGAAGTACCGCTATCCCCACCTCTAACAGGTAAGAAGAAATCTTCCGTAAGGTTTTGGATATTGTATTTTAAATTATAATCACCTGTATTTTTATCAACAAATGGAGTTTTCTTCATTTTGTTAATAATCTTTTGCATGTAGTTATCTACTTCATTAGGATTAATATTACCAATATCAATTTTGAATATTCTTTTTTCAGGAGCTCTCATAATACGATGAATTAACATCGCATCTTCCATTAATTGTAATTGTTTCCAAACTCTACGGCCATTTTCAATCATAGCTTTACCATATGGAAGGAAGTTTGTATCTGATAATAAACGGAAGTGAGCTATTTCATAGTTCTCATATTCCTTTTTACCAAATCTATCTAATTCAACTTTAAACTTAACATAGTTTTGGTTCATTGGGTCAGTACCTTCCAATCTTTCCGTATTATATACAGAGTATGGAGTTACATTAATAATACCCTTACCTTCTACCATTTCTAATGCTAAAAAGAAATCTCCGTATTTTACAAGGTTTCTAGTCCAAGGCCAAAGGTTAAATTCTATGTTTATAATATCATAAAATAAGTTATGTAGTATTGCACTTACATTTTCGTTTGATGATTTGATTGCTAATATATCACCATATTCATTCTTTGTTGTGGATTCATCCGAATAGATATCTAATGCAGATGCTATAATTGGGTCATTATCCATAGCATCATAATCTCTAAATAATTCTCTACGAACCTGATGGTATGCCATTGATTGTGCACCCTGATTGGTTTCGTAATATGACCTTTGTAATTTTGTATATCTATCTCTAAGATTTACAAAATTTGTACTCATTTGCTTTTCATCCGTATCAACAACTCTACGCTTACCGTCTTTATCAACGGTAACAATAGCATTTGTTGAAAATAATTTCTTTAGTCTACCAAAAAAACTTTTACTGTCATCTAATTCTTGTTCTGCCATAATTTATTTTATCAGTTTTCTATTTTGACATTATATAACATAAATATCGTAAAATATCAAAACACTACAACCATTGGGATAAATCCTCAAAATCATCCCCAACTCTCATTTTCCAAGGGTTATCATTCATTGTATCATTACCACCATAAATCCCTTGAGATGTGTTTGATGTGATACCACTTACCGCTTGTTTGGTTAAATCAATACCTTCTTGTCTTAAACGAAGTGCGGTATCTCTAACCCATAATCCAATTGATATAGCCATAACTAAGTCATCGTTATAACCTTTCATTGCTTCAGCTCTACCATTCATATAAATAAACGTAAATAATTCATCTATTAAACGAGATGAACGAATTATAATTGATTTCTCTCTAAAGTAATCAGTTAATTTAGATATGATTAAAGGTCTAGTCTTAGAAGTTGTTGAAAACCCAGCTACTAATCCCTTTTCTTCACTTCTATATCTATTTGTCATTTGATGTTGTATATCAATGTATTTTAAATCCTTACTCATATAGAATAAGTTTTTATATCCTCTATCAATTACTTGCTGAATTGTTGCCCAACCAATATTTGCGTTCTCTATTACAAGTAATGCATCATTATATTCTGTTGAAAGTGCTACTAAAAAGTTTCCAAAATCTTTAGTGTCTACCTTACCTCTATATTCTGCAACCTGTACGGAATTCACAATATCAATTACATGACAAGTAGAATAATCGGCACCATCTCCTCTAGCCACATCGGCCACTACCATATATGATTTAGAATAATCTGCATGCTCCCATTTCCAAAGATTTCCATCAAACCCACCTTTCTCAATTGGTGGTATTACATATGTTTCTTTATAGAACATTAATAATTCAGGTTCAATTACAGTTTCACCAGAAGATATAAAATCACAATCACATTCTTGTGCTGCTTTCTTTGTACCCAATAGCTTCTCTTGCTCATCTCTCCATTTTTGGTCTCTTTCAGGATGAACTGTCCAATGTAATCTGATTGTATTAAATGGATTTGTACTTTCTTCTGCGCCTAACCAAGTTTGGTGAAACCAATTACCCACACCATTTGGCGTAGATAGTGCAATACAAGCCCCACCCGTTGAAAGCGTAGATTGAGCCGATACCCAAATCTCATCAATATCATCAATGAAAGCTGCTTCATCAAATATAAGAAGTGATAATGCTTCAGAACGTCCTGCATCAGGAGAACTAGCAATAGCCTTAATTTGAGAACCATTTTGTAAACGAAGGGAAAGCTTGTTATCTTCCATTGACCCACCTTTAAGCCAACTTGGAAGTAATTCATGCATCACTCTAACCTTAGTTACTAAGTTCTTTGCAACTTCTTGCTTTGTTGCGATTACCAACACGTTAAAATCCGTATTGAATATCATTTTCCAAAGTGAAAACCCAGCACAAAGTGTTGAGATACCAGTTTGTCTTGATTTTAAGACTACATTGAATCTATTATCTTTAAATTGAGTTAAAGTTTTTTCCTGAAATGGGAATAATTGAAATGGTATCTTACCTCTTACAGGGTGCTGAATCATACAATACTTCTTCATAAAGTGAATAGGGTCTACCGCACACTTTTTATATTCTTCTGCAATAATCTCTTTTAAGGATTTCTTTTGTGTTATACCAGTACTCATATTAATCTTTAAGAGGTCTTACTAAATCGTAATTTTTATCTTTTAATTTATCGTAAGCCTCATTTCTTAATTTAGTAACTTCTTCTATTTCTTTTTCAAAATTAATAATATCTGTCATTATTTCTGCTTTTAATTCATTAACATCCCTTTCCATACTCCAAGTTTCAATTTTACCATCTTCTTGAACTACTTCATAAGTTTGTTTTGCATCATTATATGCTTGTTGGAATTGTGAAATTACATCTTTACCATGTGCAATCATATTAGAATACATTTTATAATCTTCATATGCTTCCCACAATCCATCATATTTTATTTGAGCTTCTCGTAATGCAAGACAATGTAAACAATATCCAGTTTTAGATATTAATTTTTTGTCAACTCTACCTACTTTTATTGTTTTGCAGGTTTCAGATTTACAAGTATTTAACTTGTCTAGGTAAGCTCTAACCTCAGCCATAGTATCACCCAATTCAGATGTTTGAACTTTACCAGCTTCCAATTGCTCCCAAGACTTACCATCTTCATCAGTCCACTTATCACCAACTTCTCTTTTTATCTTTTTTTTATCTGCTCCAGAAAATGAAATAAATGATTCCTTTTCATATTCAGCACCATGCATTACCATATCAACCAACTTTCTACGAGTTGGATGCATAAACTTTTTATTGAATTCCTTTGCCATACTATATACGATATATTTGTATATATAAGTATATCAAAATCAAAAAAACGATTAAGAATCAAAAAATATGCCTAAAATCTGATTAAGCGGTGCGAATGCACCTGTTAGTTTATAAGTGTTTCCCCCATATACGAATACCAATCCCTCATTTGGTACGATTTTATCAAATCCACCTAAAGCTTGCATCCTACTTAATTCTAATTTAAGTTTTGCAATCTTTTTAGGGTCACCACTTGCTTTTACTTGAGATATTGTACTTTGTAATTTTGCTTTCATTTGTTTAGTAGCTTCTGCAGGATTTGCAGTTAATACTGATGTCATAAATGATAATACATCTGCACCAACACCTAAAAATATTTCCTCAAATCTCATTAAGTTTTGTTTTGATATTTTTTGTTGGTCTTGTTTATCCGTTTGTTCGGCCCAAGCTCGTATCTTATCATCCTTTATATCCCCTATACGAAAACTTTTATCTAAAAAAGCCCATCTTTTAATTAATCCTATTTTTTGCTGTGCATCCAATTTCTTTGCTCCCTTTTCTACAAAATTTGTCCACCATGCCTGATGATAATCTGCTACACCATCCGAGTCAGCTAACCCAAATTCAGATTGTAGTTTAGAAATCATTCCCAAATATTTTCCTTGTAATTTAGAAAGATGCTCGGTTTTAGGAAGTGTTTGCATTGGAGGTCCCTGGATTGTATATTTAGATTGAACATGTGCATTTACTTGCTTAATCATTCCACCTAATACTTTTGCTGCGTCTTGATTTTGTCCAATTATAGTACCAGCCATATCATAATCAAAAGTACCATGAAATACTAATAGGGGTTGATTGTAAGGGATTACGTTTACAGACGTTGGATATATTACTTCCAAATTCATAAACGAACTACCATCCTTAAAAACCTTCTTACGTTGAGGTTCGGATAATGCTGCAATTGCTTTGGATAAATCTTGCATAGCGAAGTTGTAAGCATCAGTTAATCCACCTCTACCGGCAAACTTATCTGCTACTTGTCCTATTGTCATAGCACCAACTCCTTTATCTTTTAAGTGAGATTTGTTACGAGCTGCAACCAATCTACCATTTACCCAACTAATTGCTAATGCCTGCCCATCAGTTTTTTCTCTTGCTAATTCCAAATCACCATTAAGGGCTCTTACTACTATTTGTTTAAGGTCACCAAATGTTAAACCCATTTCAATATCAAATGGATGTGCCATATGTCCATAAGCCCCACCTTCTAATAATATTGATTCTTTTATTGGGGTTTCAATTTTAGCTAACTTATCATAGTATTTTAAATCTTCCCATAAATGGTCCATAGCTATTTCAGTTGCATATCTAATATCAGATGTATGCTCCATTTCAACTTTAATACCTTTTACCAATTGAGGTTTGATATATTCTTCTGCAAATTGTTTTGGGTCATAATATCCTTTAGAATCCCACTTATTAGCCAAATCAATTAAAGTTTTACCATTTGCCAAACCACCAGGAATTTTATCATTTATTTCTTTAACAGGCTCATATCCTTTATTTTGTGTATCTTTAGTATTTGTTTGGTGGCCTGGTTTAATTTTTCTATCATCATCAAAATCTATTGTATCCAACTCGGCTCCATGTCCATAGTCAGGCGCATATGTAGAAGTTTTATGGTGATGTAAAAAATTATGTTCAGCATCTGTTTCTGCTTTATGATTTTTAGAATTTGTAACTTCATCAACTTCTTCATATTCATCATCACCATCTAATTTAGATTTTAATTTCTTAACATCTTTAGTATCAGGTGCCCCATTGATATATCCACCTGGCAAACTTAATCCAACACCAGCTCCACCGGGAAATCCCATCTCATCTAATAGGTTATCAAAATCTTCAACTATTTCTTTAATATCTTCTTTTGAAATTATTGTATCTTTTTGATTTTCAGGAAGTTCCCAAAATCTTTTAGGTTTTTTTACTGCTTTTTTAGGTTTTACTTCTTTCCAATCTTCAACTTTATGTGGGTCATCTGCTGGGTTTAATGTGCTTTTTTCTACATTATTTATTTTGTAATACGATTTTCTAAATTGAGTTTCAGTATCTTTTGATTTACCAACCCCTCTCATATTATCCGCTTTAGGTTTGTCTAATTGAGTGTATCCACCTTGCTTATACCAACCTTCAGGTTTTTCTTTGTTTAATATTCGTTTGTTTCTATCCGCAACAAATGAGGTATCCGGTTCAGCAGTTCCACTAAATCCTGCATTAGATGCGGCTTCTTTCAATTCTTCTTTTTTAGGAATTCTAAATGTTGCTACCTTCTTACCATTTATTGTTGGCATTCCCCAATCATCAGTTCCTATTGTTTTTACAACTACTTTTTTATTTTTAAATCTACCCATTAGAATAGTATCTCCAATTTTTACATTTATTTTAATTTCCTCATTAATACATTCTTTTAAACTCTTTAACTTAAGGGTAATTAATTTGAATATTTGTTCATCAAATTTAGGATATGCTTTTGTAAAGTTTTTCTTTCTATCGGCAGCGCTTCCAGCACTTAACCAATAACGAACATCAGTACCACTAATTGGGTTTGATGCTGATGGGGATGCGTACACATATCCTCTATCTAAATATGGTTGAGTTACCTTTCCTTTATATGGTGTGAAATATTTACCACTTAAACGATTTTCATCTTTCTCACCAACTACAACTATTAAACCAGTTGTATCTTCATCGTATTTGTTTAGAATTTCTTCAGGTGCATATGGATTTTTAATACTGACTATTTTGTTTGATGGAATACCAAACATCGTTGTCATTATTACTTTCTTTTCCTTAAAATTAAATGGAGATTTCTTTGAATCGGTAACATTAGAAGTTCCGATATATACACTATCCTTTCCGAATTTGCGTACTAAATTATCATAAGTTGCGTAATGTCCCTTATGAAATGGTTGAAAGCGGCCCGAATAGACAACAACTACTTTGTCTATCTTAGCCGCCTCTCCCAATATTGTTTCTACTAAAAAGTTTGATAATTCGCTCATTATATAGTTCTTACTATATAAATATTGGATATTATTCTTTTACAACTTTCATTCCGTTTCCAGAAGATTGTTTTTGTTGCTGAGCTTGTTGTTCAGCTTGTTGTTGCTTTCTAGTTGGTGCACCTGGTTGATATTGAATTGTACCATCTTGTAAATTAATTCTACCTTGTGGGTATTTATCATCCAATCCTTCAATTACTTCTTTTAGTTGAAATTGAACAGATTTAAATTCATCTTCAGCTTTTTCTAAAATTTCATCTAATCTAATCAATTCGTCTTGAATTTCTTTTTTTCTGATGTAAATACTTCCAAAATCAGCAATCATTAAATTTGTTTTTGATTGATAATCATTGATTGTTTCAATAATATCTGTATCTAATTTAACTGTAGCAATCTCTATTTGTTGCTTTTGTGGAATTTTGTCTAATTCTGCCATAAAATTTGTTTTTTGTTGTTTATATATATAAGTATATTGTTTTTTTATTTTTATAAGAATTTTTCTAATTCTTTTATTACCATTTCAGATGTTATTGATTTTGTACATTCAAATTGTCTTTCAGTACCTTTGTGGTCAGGACACCAATTCCAATCACTAGCATTCAATCTTAATCTGTTAAAACATCCTTCACATTTACCCTTTGGTGCAGAAATTCTATAACAATCTGTCATTTCAGCCCAATCATATGAGAATCCACTAATTAGAACAGTTGGAACATTTAAACTCCAACTTAACCAGCTAAGTCCACTACCTATACCAATAAATGCTTTTGATTTTAGCATTTCATCCATTACTAATTCTAAAGGTCCATTTGGATGCTTTACAACTCCGTTTGGTAATTTATTTCCCATATAATCATCACCTTCCTTAGATACTAATTTTACTGTATAACCTTTATTGTTTAACCAATCTACAACATCTTGCCATCCGGTTGGATTATTCCAAAATTTAGATTGTGCCGTTCCAAATACACCAATACACACTTGTTTAAGAGTTGGGTCTATTTTTACATTTCTCTTTTTTATTTTTGTTCTAACTTCTACAAAATCCAATCCCAATATATCCGAACACATTTTTTGCATTGTTTGTGTTTTAGGGTCTATTGGATTTTTAAATAAATTTACAGAACTATCATCATTATAAAATAAACCAACACAATACATAGCATATAAGTTTTCAACTCCCATCCCTGGAGTTGTAAATGTTATATTAGGATATTGTTCTATAAACATATCATTCATAAATGTGGAAGCTATTACTTCGCATTGATGTTTTTTTCTAAATTCTTCAACATATGCAACCCAAGCTAAAGAATCCCCTAAAGCCCTTGAATCCATTGCTATATAAACACGCTTACCTTTTGCATTATAAATGTATTCGTACCATAATTTATCATTTTCATAAATTTTTATTTTCCATTCTACACAATATTCTATACTACACTTGCACCAACAATTATTTTTTATTGTTGTTGAGTAATGTATTTTATTTGTTTTATTATCTATGAATTCAACTTTATATTCTGAATTTGTACTTCCTTTTATTTCCACATACGGTCCTTTAACAAAATGAATTATCACTTTATTTTTTACCTCAACTATATTATTTTTGTTCTTTTTTAAATTATCGTATATCATTAACTCCAAGTTTTAACTGTTAAATCCAATAAAGAGAATCCCTCCGCTTGCTTACTATACATTTTATTTGTTGTATATCTTGGTCTTGGGTGATTTATAAATACGTGATTATACCAAAGGTCACCAACATCCCAACCACAATCTTTAAGTCTATCTACCCACCATTGTTTCTCTCTATTTGGAATTAAATAACAATGTGCAAGGTCTTGATTCGGTGCTGTTTTTGAAAACAACTCATCTATTTTTTCTTTACTTCTAGATGGATTATCTGCGAATGAAATGAATGGTACATCATCTCTTTCTGATAAGAAACATGCTCTATGTACAATCTCAACAAATTCTTCTAATCCAGTATAGATAAATGCATCTGCTTCAAATACTAAAGTGTAATCAAAGTTTTCAGTATCCATAGTTTCCAATGCCATTCTATGTGCTAAATAACATCCATAGTGTCTACCAGTCATCCAACCCAAACCAGCACCAGGGTATAATTCACCCGGCTTATTATCTTTACTTATATGTTCAGGCCTTCTACAATTTTCAGCCGGTGCAAATCCTTCGTATGGTTGGTTTACAATTGGTTCGTAATACATACCATACTTTTCTAATTGTTTAATAGATTGAATAGATACTCTTTCTCTCATATCATTCGGTCTAGTCAACATATGCTTTATTTGAATACGAGGTTTCTTACGATACCAAGTTCTAAATCCTCTATTAAATTGTTTATAAAAGAATTCATCAGCTGCTTGTGTTACACCGGGAAAGAAACTTCCACCATAATCATCACCACTAATAATTCCACCCGGTTTTACTTTATTATACCAAATATTAATATCATTTTTCACATCTTCATAACTATGCCCAGCATCTAACATTATATAATTTATACTATTGTTACTAAATTGATTAGCTGCATTATGTGAAGTATCTTTTATAATATTAAAAGAATCATAGTTGTTTGATAGTACTGTGTTATCTATAAATTCATAAAATATATCTCCGTTAAATGTTCCAACGATGTTTTGATGCAATTCTTCGTTATCAGTTCCTTTGAAAGTATCTACTGTTGTAAAATTAATAAATTTACCACATTCTTTTAATTTGGTTAATAAATAATTTGTAGATTTACCAAACCAAGTTCCTACTTCAACAAATGTATCTCCATTATTTAATATAGTAGATGCATTATCATATAAATCTTGATATGAAAACCAACCAGGTATTTCATTAAATTCCGGTTGTAGTGTTTCTAATACAATTCTTTTAGTTAATTTTAAATCTTCATCAATATAAGTTACCAATGAATTATTATCATATGTATCTAAATATGTATGCAGTTTTCTAAATACAGAAGGAAGTTTATATGAAAGTGCTTCCTTAATTGATAACGGATTTAATTCTATTTTTGATGCAAAATAAAACATATCACATGCTGCATAGAATGTATCAACGTCAGTTCGCTCTCCCCATATAATACAATTTTCAGGTTTATATTCCATTAAAGGTTTCCAGTAGTGTTCAAAGTTTCCAGCTTGATTTCCTACAAAGTGAAATTTAATTTTATATTTTTCTAATTGAGTTGCTATTGCAAATATTTCACCTTGGTTTTTGCCAGGTGAAAATAATCCAACATTAAGTACATGCTTCCAAGTTGGGTCTAATCCTAATTCTTTTTGTGCAGCCTCCTTATCAAATACATAATCTTCAATAGGGTATTGCCATACATCGGTTTCTACTCCAGTTTCAATAAATCTCTGCCTACTCCATTCCGATACTAAAATGTATCTATCAGGATGATATGCTATTTCAGGTGGATTTGTTAATGAACCATGTGTAGATGCTACAATAAAATAAGGTCTATCTTGTCTAAAAATAACGTCCAATGCAAATGGTGGTAAATCAAATTGTGGGATTTCCTGAAAATGGATTATATCAGGTTTAAAATCTTCAATTATTTGTAATATCCTAGATTTATCTTCCGCTAACGTATGTATTGGTACTAATGATTTTATTCTATTTTTTTGAACTACAAAAGCATCACCACCACTATTGTTTATTTCAACAACTTCAATTTCAAAATCTTTTATGAATTCTTTTACCTGCTTATATAGGTATTGTGGTTGGCCCCCAGTAGAAAGATGCGGAGCAACATAAAGTAACTTCTTTTTTGGCATATTTTTATTAATTGTAACAAAGATACAAAATTATTTTGAAACCACCAAATTTATTTATTCAGCGGATTCAAATATAACAATACCTTCTTTTAAATCTATTTCACCCTTTGGATATGTTTTTTCTAAATCTTTGATAACTTGATTAAATTCTAAACCAATTTTATCAGATTCAGTTTCTACACCTTCTTTAACAGATTCTAATCTTTCAATTTCCAATTTTAATTCTCTAATTCTCAAATGAACTTGTCCTAAATTTAATATCAATTCATTTGCTTGATTTTGATACGATACCAATTTGTCTAATGTTTCCTTTGGTAATTGTTCAGTCTTTTGTGCCATAATATATTATTTATATATAAGTATATATTTTTTAAGAATTAAGTTTAGATTCTAAATCCCTAACTTTTAAGGTTAATTCTTGAACTGCTTTCCATAGAACAAATACTAATCCTTGCTTATCAATACCAGATGTCATCCATTTTTTATCTCCAGTTGGATTTTCCTCATCCTCATAATGCCAATCAAAATCAACCCAATCTTCAAAGCCAGCAGCAACTACTTCTTCCGCAATTACACCAGTTTGAATAGGAGGATTTTCTAAATCTTTATCAGCTTTCCAATAGTAATTTACAATTGGAACACTTAATATTTTATCTAATAAATTATCAGGTTCCCAACTTGTAATATCATATTTATGCCTTATACACGAAGTATCTCTACCAATAGTCCAGTTACTAAGTGATATTTCTAATCCTCTACGAGTTCCACCACCGGGACTATATAAACCAAATAAATAAACCGTAGGGAATGTTTCTCCACCCTGAGTTGTATATGTTAATTGTCCGGCTTTTCCATTACTTGCTTGCCAGTTAGTAAAACCAGTTCCTAATGATATGTTATTACCATTAGTATTAATGTGTCCAGCAGATGCTTCTATATTAATTGCATTTCCACTACTTGTACCTTTTATCTGAACAGTTGAGTTTGTACCATCTCCAGTTAATTCGTACCACCCCTTTGATGTTAATACTGGGAGTGCTGTTGATGTACTTTTTTCTGCTTTAAAATATTTGTCTGTACCAGATGCAATTTGAATACCTGCACTTGTCAACTCAACTATTTCACTAAGTTTATTTAATTGTATTGCTGGGAATGTTTGTGCGAAGAAAACATCAACATTACCACTAATAACAGCCCCCCATTGACTATGCCAAGGGTATGCATAATATGTTATACCGGCTTCTAAAGTAAGTGTTTGATTAGTGTTTCCTGTTCCCGTAACCGATGCACCAGTACCAGAGATATAAGTTGAAACATCAAAGTAACCTGCTGTAAGTGATGCGAATACAGTACCAGTTGGGTCATCTGTAGTGAATATATCAAATCCAAACTCTCCATTAATTACACCTGACCAAGGTGTATTTGGAGTGACTCCTACGTTATTAGCAGAAAAATCAATATCACCATCTGAATATGTACCAGTAGCTCCTGTTAAATTAATTGCTGTACCATTGCCAGCTGTAAGTGTATAGTATTTAGTAGAACTATTACTCAAATATGTACTAGAATTGGCCGAACTTATTGTTGGTAAACTATCATTTATTGTAGCTACGGTAACGTTGACAGTACTTCCCCCAATTACTGATAAAGCGCCTTTTTTTAATATCAAATCAGGATTACCACCGGCTGTTGTTTTTATGTAAATACTATTATTAGCTGCATCCAAAAATAAAGTAGATAAATTATTTCTAATTAAACCAGAATCAATTATCCATCCATCAATACCTCCCAAATAACCACTATCAGCAGTGACTGAACCTGCAATAGTTAAGTTAGTACCATCAAAATATAATCTATTTCCAAGTGAGAATTGACTGTTATTATCTACATAAAATGAAGTGTTTGAATTTTGATAAGTACCAGTTCCAATATAAATCTTTTTATTAGTTCCATCTAATGTAATACCATTATTACCTACTTTAAATGTATTGGAAAAATAACCATTAACACCAGCAATCACAGGTGAATATATAAAATTAGATGATATAAATGTACCAGGAAATGCACCATCTGCTAATTGTTGAGTTTTAGCTACTGCATTGGTAAATGCTGCACTTGCGGTTAGATTAGCTATATTTGCTGCCGAAGTAAGAGCAATTGCTGCTGAACTAGATGCTTGTAGAGATGCATATGCTTGCGTTGATGCATTACCACTACCTCCCATTATATTTAAATCTCCAGATAATTCCAAACCAGTACCAGTCCATCTAAGATAGTTAGTACCGGTTGCATTTTTTAAAGAGAATCTTGGTTTATATTGAGTAGGCCCAGTTCCATCATTATAAATACCCAACCATATACCAATATTGTCGTATCCAATTGTAGCGTATTGTCCAATTGCCATATACGGGTCTTCTCTACCACCAGCTAATACAATGTTTGCATAAGCACTACCACTATTATTACCAATATTAATTGTATTTTTTACAAATGATTCTTCAAATATTGCAATCTTAGCTGCCACAAAGAATTCTTCTTCTCCCAAATATTGCCACCAAGCGTTATCACCACCTGTGTTCGGTGCATGATAATTAACTAAAGTACCTTGCTTATTATATGTTGTTGGACCACTTCCACTAATTGCTGCATAATAAGTTACGGGAGATGTTCCATAAATAACCGCATCTCTTCTTGTATTTTGTGTTTCAACTGAACCACTATAATCTGTTGCATTATTCCATTCACCTCTCATTACAATACCAGGTCCAGTTGCTCCTTCTATTTGTATTGATAATGATTGTGTTTTATATAATGTTTCTCTACCTTCACATTCAATTTGATAAACTATTTCCGCAACAGTATTTGTTGATGGGTCTGTCCAATTTGTTATTGGTGGCATTGTAGCAGGAACACCGGTTACAAAGCTTCCATTTAACCAACTATTTGGTAAAGTTAGCCAAGATGATTTTGAAAGTATAGAAACTCTACATTTATCCTTTGATAATCCAGTAGTACCATATGCATCAGTATCAGTTGCTGGTAATGGATTTGTATTTGTTAATTCAGTACCTCCTCTATAAACTCTAATTTGATTACCAGTCCCAGATGTTGTAAATTCCCCAGATACTTTATAAACTGCAGATGAATTTTCATTAGTCATCTTTATATCATACGGCGCAGGTGGTGTAAATTGTACAGCTATTGATTGAGTCACAAATTGAGTCTGTCTGGCCAAAGGTCTTACTAATGGGTTGGTTGTAGATGAATCTCCCTCAAAATCTATTCTATATACAATTTGTCCAGATTTATTGGTTGCTGGGCTAAGCCAATCGGTAATATTTCCAATTTCTGCAGGATTTGACGATGGGAATTTTGTATCTGCCATAGTAACCCAAGCAGGTTTTGAAAATATGGATGCCGATGAATATCCCAACGCCCCAATCGGGTTTCCCTGAAAGTCTAAATTTTCATCATATAAATTTGCTTGCGGTAATGGATGTTGGTTTGTTAATTGTTGAGTACCATTAAATGTGGTAATTTTCATACCAGTTCCAGCAAACTGAGTTGTCCATAAATCTGCTGTTATAGAAGTACTTTCGTTTGATGCTACTAACTTATATGAATCTGCGCCGGCTTTTACACCTGATATTGTTAATTGAGCTTCTGCTCTATATGGGTTTATTGTTGCAGATGTATATGGATTACCATCGGTGATTTTAACCGTAAATTTTTTTATTTCATCTGGCGCAATATCATTAAAGTTAACTGGAGTTGAAAAAACAACAGATGCTGGTGTCCCATTTCCTACAATGTTTTCAACTTCGGCCCCATCATTATCAAATAAATAAAAATGTACTTTATCAGCAGATGATGTTGTGTTAAAAGCAGTTGCCGATAGTTCACTTCCTCCATAAGATGCAGGTGATACCCTACCATTTCTGTCATAGTTTATTGTGTATGCGGATGCTTTAAAATCAATACTACGAGCTTTTGGTGGAGTTACATTTTTTGTAAATGTTTGAGTTCTTGTATAGATTGATGATGTTGGTAAATGCCCAGCTCCCAATGCGTATGGATATACTTGAATTGTATAAAGTGCACTTGCAGAAACATACGGATAATCAAATCTATCATAATTCATTCTTCCTGTTAATCCGGTTTTAGATGAACTTATTGATTGTGAGAAAGAACCAGTTAATATACTTCTAATATTTCCAAATTTTGTTTCTATTAAATTTATTGTATATGTACCCTTTCTATCATCGGCGTTTGCAAAAGATTCGGTTGTTGTTAATTTTAAAAAGTCTTCACCTTCTTTAACTTGTATTGTTGTATTAGCTGCTGAATATCCAGATGGGGTAATGTATCCAACTTCATCTGCAGTTAATGCTACCGATGTTGGTGATATTACTATTTGAATTGGTGGCGCTCCTTCTAATATTTTTGTATAATTTACAACTACACTTGCGGTATAGATTGATGATGTAAAATATGGATGAACCACTAACATATATTCTATACTTCCACTTAAATCTCGTAATTCGGATGATGCACTAATTATTAAAGATGCGGTATATGGCGTTCCAAATGATGATGTTAGATGTAAGTTTCCAGCTTTTACATTTTTTTCTATTATAGATGCCGTTGGGAATGTTACATTAGATAAGTAAAAAGTACCATGTGTATTTAAATTATTTGGAGTATATGCACTTGAACTAAACGCAAGGTATCTAGCACCTTGTTTTAATTTAATATCCGTAATTGAAGGTCTAAAATCATTTATAACACCTCTTGAGTTTGCTCCAAGAGTTATTGCAATTGGATTAACTTCAAATATAATACTTTCATCTCCTTGCTTACCTTCTGGTACAATTGTGAATGTTTTATCTAAACTAACCGATGCCGATGTCCAAGGTTCAGTATATGTAAATGTTAATGTTAAATTTTTAGTTTGGTTTAAAGGACTTCTTACATTACCACTTACTACTTGAGATGGGATTATATTTTTATTCTCATCTCTAGCAACAACCGTTAAAGTTGGGTCTAAACTTTGTGTATGATAATATAACCAATATTCAGGTACCCAATCTTTATTAATTGACATTGATGGATAAATCTGAAACGATGATGTTACTGATTGAATTTCTCCGGGTGCTGTCCCTCTTTTTGCAAATGATGCGGTAGCAAATCCAAACACAGGTTTAAATAATGTTTCTGTTCTAGGATTTATTGTGAATGAATCTGCATTATATATAACAACACCACTATCTAATCCATCTTGCAAATCCTCCAATATAATAGATGCTAATACAGAAGAAGATACCTCATATGCAAATTTACCTGCGTTTGATGATGATGGTATTAAAAAAATTGTTCTTCTAAAATCTATTGAATCTCTATCAAATACTGCATTATAATCTATCTGCTTGCTACCCAAAGAACCAGTAGTTAATCCATAAAACATACCACTTGCAGTTACATACGATAAGTTTACAAATTTATCTGGTTCTAAATTTGGATTTATTTCATAATTTTTTGAACGAGATAATATATGTAATTGTATATCAGAATAATTTTTTAAAGCTTGTTTACTTAAAATAATATCGTTTATACCATCAATTCTTACCGCTTGAATTTCTAAAGATGCCGTGCTACTATTTCTAATTTGAGTTCCTCTATAAGGTCTAATGATATGATTAACTCCACCAAACCCGTCTAATATTTTATATATGTTAATTGTATCGGTAAATCCTTCACACTCTCCAGTTAGTTTTACCAATTGAACATTTATATCAGTACGAGAACCTGTGAAATTATTAACAGTCATTAAGACATTATCAGTTCCGATTCCGTTTAACAAACCAGGAAATTGTGCACCAGAACCAGTATATGCTCCAGATGCTGATAAATCATTTCCAAAAAAATCAAATGATGCAGATGTATAATGTACCGAACCTGTTAGTAAAGTTTTTTCTTCTTCTATTGTTATAATTGTAGGTGGTACTGGATTAGAACCAGAATCAAATTGAAATCCTGCACTTGATGCTATTAATCTTAATTGTTTGCGTATTGTTTGTAAGTTACCACCATCAAAAGTTTTGGTTTCTTCAACCAATACAGGTATATAATTATTATTTATATCATAAAATTCAAAACGATATACAAACGTTTCCGCTGGTAAACTTCTTGGTACTGGTTGTACGAATGTAATTTCATCAGGGGAGAATGCAGTTTCTTGTGATGCCTTTAAACTAACATCTGCTATATACCAATCACTTCCTTTTATATCAAAATATAATTTAGCATTATCTATTTGTTCTGCTTTTATATTTTCAGTAATATTTTGTTTTTGAAGTAAAGCGTTTTGAGTTTTTAATGTTGTTATACTTTGCTTTACTTGTACAGTGGTTGGTGAACCATTTATTGTTATTTGTTTAGAACCACTTAAATATGCTTCAATATAATTGTTAAGATTACCAACTGCTTCTTTTTTAACATTAAAATCTAAAGTGTATTCAATACCTTCATTTATATTAAAAGATTTTGTTGTAAAGAATTTTTCAACTCCAATAGTACTATTTAGTTTTAAGGAATTATATAAAAAAGTTTGATTAAATGTAGTTACTAAATTATTTGATGATGATACCCAATATTCTTTAAAATTACTATTGTCAAATAATCCATAGTTTTCTTGATTCTTTGTAGTAGATGCTAAATCAACTAAAATTTCATTTGATTCTAATTGTATTTCTTGAACAAATTGAAAATCCGATAAATCTGCTGTTGATTTTCTGAATATTTTTACTCTAGCACAATCCCCAACAAACGTAGTTAAATCTGCCAATGTTATTTTTGCAAAAGAACCGGTTAAAGCTGTTTTTAAATTATCTACTCCTTCTGTATAATTAAATGTTGCAGTAAATGTTTCATTTGTAAAATTTTCAATTGGTGCAGCTGAACCAAATGCCGTATTAGTATATGGTGGCTGTACTAATATTTCTCTTGAATTAATTACTTCCGTAACTAATGGGGAATACTCTATACCAGGAATATCCAAATATGTTCCTACAACAGATGCTGTCCAAAATGTGTTTCCAACAGTTGTTAATAAATATTCTGTGGGTTGTGTAAAATTTAGTAATGTTTGTCCTAAACTTGGCGTTAATGCCTGCCCATTTACAATACCAGTTTGAGTTTTT